ACAGATCCCAGCTTGGAACAGTGCAGATGCTATCCCAAGACCAACAGGAAGCGTTTGGCTTAAAACTAGCGTGTCTGGTAAAGGCACAAACTTGGTAATTAGACAGTATAATTCAACAACTAAAGCTTGGAATCCAGTAGCAACACCAGTGTATGCTAATGGTTATGCAGCTTTGTTGGGTCTAGATCCTAATGCTGGTGGCTCAGGAATTATTGCTGGCGCAGTTTTTATAAAGTATGATACAAGCAATAATGGCGCATTATCTTTTAGATTTTATCAACTAACATCTGGTGGAAAAACCGTAACTGTTGGTAGCAGCGTTCCTGGTTCCTTTGTAAACGGCAGCACATTTAATATGTTGGTTTCACAGCCAGGAATGAGAAGCCCAGAAACTTATAATATCACATTGACTGGCACAACTGCAAAAGATTTTGTGTCGGCAATTTTGGCAGCAAATATTGAAAATATTGATGCAAAAGTAGAAAATTCCGGACTAATTTCTATTACACATAGAAGTGGTGGTTTGATTACTTTGGTCAATACCAGCAGTGGAACAAACCCAGTAACTATCGCTGGATTCACTAGCAGTACACCTGGTGTAGTGCCTAACATAGTTCCAGGGTCAATCACTTTAACTAATTGGTCAACAGTTCGTTACACATATAGCAGACAGGAACCATATACAGCACCTGATGATGGAACACTTTGGTATTACAGTGATCCTACACAAGTTGATATTATGATTTGTGATACGACTGGCTGGAAAGGTTATAAAAACGTAGGCCGCGATGTTCGTGGATATAATCTTCAAGTAACTGATCCTAAGGGAGTTATTGTTAGTGCTAGTCAACCAACTACACAGACTGATTTGACAGAATTAGTTCCAGGTGATTTGTGGTTAGATACTGGTGATTTAGAAAATTATCCAAGAATATATCGCTACAATAATTTGGGCAAATGGGTATTGATTGACAATACTGACAGAATTAGTCAGAATGGTATTGCATTTGCTGATGTTCGCTGGGATATTGATGGAACTTCAAATCCCATTACTGGACAATATCCAGATATTGTTGCACTTCAAAATAGCAATTATGTGGATTTGGATGCACCAGACTATAGACTATACCCACGTGGCACATTATTGTTTAATTTACGCCGCGGTGGTTATAATATTAAAAAGTTTGTGAACAATTATTTTAATGCGCAAGCATATCCAAATCAAACATTGCCAGCAATGACTGATGCATGGGTTACTGAAAGCGGATTAAGAGAGAATGGTACTCCTTACGCTGGACACCACGCTCAGAGATCTTTGGTAGTTCAGGCATTAAAGGCCGCATTAGATTCCAGTAGTGACATTAGAGAAGAAACTTATAATTTCAATTTATTGCTCTGCCCAGGCTATCCTGAATTAGTACCTAATTTGATTGGGTTGAATAATGACCGTAGCAATACTGGATTTATCATTGGTGATACACCAATGACATTGCCAGCCACAATTAATGCTATTACAGAGTACAACACTTATACAGCAATTAATCACGACCCTTACTTGGCATTATATTATCCATCAGGATTGACTAACGATTTGGGTGGCAATGAGATTGCAGTTCCAGCTAGTCACGTAATGTTACGTACATATATTCGCAGCGATAATGTAAGTTATCAGTGGTTTGCCCCAGCAGGAACACGTCGTGGCTTAGTAGACAATGCTAACGCTATTGGTTATGTTGATGCAAATAGCGGATTGTTTGTTAGAACTGGTATTAATCATCAGATGCGTGATGCTTTGTATGAATTAAACATCAACCCAATTACTTCATTGAATGGAGTTGGCTTGGTTGTTTATGGACAGAAAACACGTAATCCTATTTCCAGCAGCATGGACAGAGTTAATGTTGCTAGATTGGTGAACTATATCCGTGTAGTGTTACAGGCATTGACTAATCAATTCTTGTTTGAACCTAACGATAAAACTACTAGGGATCAAGTTAAATTGGTAGTCGAAAGCGCATTGAACGATTTAATTGTTAAACGAGGAATTTACGATTATTTGGTAGTTTGCGACTCGAGTAACAATACTTCAGATCGTATTTCTAGAAATGAACTATATGTAGATATAGCCATTGAGCCAATGCGTGCCGTAGAATTCATCTATATTCCAATTCGCTTGAAGAACCCAGGAACTATCAAGGGTGTAAAATAATTAATTAAATTTAATTGAAAATAAAAAGGGGACTTGAAGTCCCCTTTTTTGTAAGTAGACTTAAATCATTATCATAGTACATAATGATTTTTTGCCGTTTTTGGTAAATAAAGTATAATAGAAATTTAATTTTCTAAATATAAACAGGAGAAAATATATGGCAGTTGCGTCATTAACAAAATTCACAGTACCTTTGGCTGCTGACCAAAGTGCTACAAGTCAGGGTCTATTAATGCCCAAATTACCCTTTAGATTTAGGGGTAGTTTTGATCAGTTTGGTTTAAGTTTTAATCGCGTTGAATTAACAAAGCAAATAGTTAGTTTTACTAGACCATCATTGACGTTTGCTGACATTGAAATTCCAGTTTATAACAGTACAGTTAAATTGGCAGGCAAACCCAATTGGGGGGAGTGTACTGTGGTATTTCGTGACGATGCTCCTAACAATGTTTCTAAATTAGTCGGTGAACAAATTCAGAAACAATTTGACTTCATGGAACAAAGTACAGCATCTAGTGGTAGCGATTATAAATTTGTTAGTCGTATTGAAATGTTGGACGGTGGGAATGGTGCTAATGAGCCAACAGTTTTGGAAACTTGGGAACTATATGGTTGCTATATACAACAGGCACAGTATGGTGATATGAGCTACAGTGGTACTGACCCTGTTCAAATTACATTAACCCTAAAGTTTGATAATGCGCTACAAACACCTCAAGGTACTGGTGTTGGTACTTTTGTTGGAAGATCAAAAGGCGTAAACGTAACACTATAATTTTAAATTATAGTAAAAGGCCCAGATTGTTAATTCAGTCTGGGCTTTTGCATTTCTGACACTTATTTTTATTATAAATATACTGTAATAATACATTTTTATGGCTATAAATGACGCAAATCTAGGACCAGATCCTTCAGCATCCACAAGTGATAATGAGTCAGCTGACTCTTCTGTCGGATCCTATTTGATTAAAAAAGGCGACAATTTAACTAAAATTGCTAAAAACAATGGGACTAGTATAGATGCCATTCTCAAATCAAATCCGCAAATTACCAATAGAGATTTGATATATGCTGGATCTAAATTGTTCCTGCCAAAAACACCAACTGCAACTTTGGCCGAAAATCAACCTGATTTAAGCAGGGTGAAATCAGAAGCCGAGATTGATGCAGAAATAATCGCAAATACAGACGCTGCCCAACAGGATATATTAGCAAACAGTGACCAAATTCTCACAGATGATCAAATTGATGACGCAATCAATGCATCTGTGGACGAAGCCAAAGCCCAGGAGGGAGAACCGTATAATGGTGATATAGAAGATTATGCTAATGGCGGATATGGTGGCGCAAGTCAGGCAGAAAATGATGCATTGAAAAATGCTCTTGGTGGTGGCTTGGGCTCAAAGCCATTGTCTGTTGTTGGTAGCTCAAGTGGCCTAGCAGGGTCCAGCAGAGGATCTGCGTTGACACCGTTCTTAAGAGACTATCAACATGCCAGCAAATTATTTCTTGGTGGTCAGTTGCCAGATGGGCAACAGGGACTTATGCCGAAAACTGGCTTTCTTTTCCATGTTGTTTTTGACTTGAATAAAGAAATCACTAGAGAGTTTAGTTTAGCAGAACTTGGATTGATGGTCAAAACAGTAACGTTGCCAAAATTCACTATAGATATAAAAATGCAAAATGCTTATAATAGAGCTAGTTATACACAAACTAAAATCAAATATGACCCAGTAACAATCACATTCCATGACGACAGTTCCAATGTGGTTAGGGATTTTTGGTTTAGTTATTTTAACTATTATTATAGAGATAGTGATTATGAGGAACCACTATATCAAATAAATCACAAGTATAATAGTAGATCTGCCACTGAATGGGGATATACACCAAAAAAGAAATCAAATTCAGAATTTTTAAACAGTGTTAGGATTTTTAGTTTACATCAAAAAAACTTCAGTGAATATGTATTAGTTAATCCAATCATTAGATCCTTCAAACATGGTGATCACAAGTATGAAGATGGAAGTGCATTGATGGGTCATGACATGACTATAGATTATGAAACAGTATTATATTATAGCGGATCTATCAGTGAAGATACTGTTAAAGGATTTGGTACTATTCATTATGATAGAACGCCTTCTCCTAATTTAGACAAGGAATCAAATTTAATGGGCCCTGGATCTGCCACAGATAGATCAAACCAAGGGACAAATAAATTACCAGGATCGATTGCTGGAGCGATTCCAGGACTACCAGGATCAAACTCTGTTAACAAACCACCAGCTAAAGATTGGTTAACTAGTGTGGGCGATAGTGTATTTGGTGAGGGCAAAGTTGGGAGTTTTCTTACAAACAAAATTTTTGTGCCTGTGGCCAAAGCAGTTGCATATAACGCCACATCTAAGGCAACAATTGCTGTTAATAGGTCAATTCAACAAGGCGTGGCAAAAGTTAAGGGAGCATTGGGTCCAATTGGTGGTGCTATACCAGGAATATCAATGGGAACGGTGGGAGGAATCCCAAATATAGGATCATATATAACCAATGCTGGTCCCAATATAGTGTCAGATGTTATTAAAAAATTGCCTACATTTGGTCTTAGTGTGAATCAGACTAATGATTCCTCTGGACAAATTGGTCAATCGGCTGATCAAAATCTTACCATTCAACAAATGACAACTGTGGTTAGTCAAGGAACTCCGGGCGAACAATCCCCAAATAATAATCTAAGTAAATCAGAAATCGATAGTCAGATTAGATCAACTATGAAATTAATGTCAGACATACAAAAACAAATAAACAAGCATCAAGATCAAATAGCAATGTCTACTAAGAATTCCAAATTTTTTAATGATCAAGTTGATAAAAACTTATATATCGGTATGAGTATAGATGATCCTGAAATAAAAAAATTAACTAGCTATATGGATCAGCAAATACAAATCAAAACTTTTAATGAAGAACAATTTGTTTTGGCAACACAACAGTTGGCGGAACTTCAAAAAAGAAAACAAGCCCTTATTAAGGAGATCGTTAAAAAATGACATCAACTAATATTAGTAATTTAGGACAAAATATAAATCTAAATAAGCTGCAAGATACTCAAACGTATTTTAATAATTTTTATTCGCCAAATGTAACAGTGAGCCAGAATGTGGATGATGCTGTTATTGGCTTTTTTGAAAATATCAGTGAATCTAAAGAAGGGGCCAAAGCATTAGCTGGATCAGTTATACTTACAGCCATAAGTCAAGGTCTTGATCCAATGGAAGTTGTTGGTAGATTTTTAGAAAAATCCCCTGGGGAACTTAGTGCATATACTGCTATGTTTTTAAATTTAAATAGAGTCGGTACTAGCTATTTGGGTATAACTAATGCGCCATATACTAACAAATATGTAAAAAGATTGATCATAGCTTAGTATTATGAGCAAATA